AAGTATTATTATAAAGTTATACTTGGTGGATCAGCATTAAGGTTATTTAATAATAAAGTTGGTTTTAGAATAGGTTATAAGCAAACTCTGCTGGATAAGCACTGTTCTAAGATCTCTAATGAAAATATTGATTTAATCCCCAGGGAATTATGTTTGGAGCACTTATTAGAACTAAGAAAACTGTCTAATGATACTATTTATCATAAAAGATATACTAATGCTCAAATAAAAGATATGTCTAAGAGTAGACTACAATCATATGATTTGTCATATGATAAATTTAATCAGATATTAAATATACTATCCGATTCCCCCTCTGTATTAGAAAGTTCTATATATAAAAACCTGAGGGACATAGAATCAAAAAACTATTTTTATGATACTGTAACGGAAATTGAAGATACGTATAGTGAAACATGTGATATTCACTTAAAAGAAGACCATTCTTTTATATCTAACGGTTTTATTTCACATAATACTTTTACTATTGCATTATATGCTATTTTGCGTGCATTACTCATTCCGGATAGAAAAGTTATAATTGCTGGATCTGTTTTTAGACAATCTAAAATGGTATTTGAATATATGGAAGGTATTTATAATAAGTCTAAGATTTTTCAATCTATTTGTCATCAATATCATAGGCAACCCATACATAAAGGTAACGACCTATGGAGAATGCATATTGGATCAAGTCAAATTATGGCGGTGCCAATTGGAACCGGAGAAAGTATCCGTGGTCTACGTGCTAATGATCTTTGTGTTGAAGAATTTGCTGCACATGACAGAGATGTTTTTGAAACTGTTCTTTCTGGTTTCGTGGCGGTTAGTTCTGACCCCGTTGCAAAATTAAAACAGGCTGCTGAGAAAAAAATGGCTTTAGAGATGGGTTTAGATATGAGTGAATATAAGGACTCATTTATACCAGAAAACCAAATGATTTTATCTGGAACAGCGTATTATCAATTTAACCATTTTTACGAATACTGGAAAAAATGGTGTCAAATTATAGAATCGTCTAATGTAGAAAAAATTATTAACACCGAAGAAAAGATAGACGATAATTTACAACCAGCAGATTTTTGTGTTATGAGAATTCCTGTTGATCTAATTCCAGACGGTTTTATGGATAAGGTACAGATAGCACGTGCAAAAGCGTCTTTACATTCTGGTAATTTCCAATGCGAATACGAAAGTTGCTTTTCGGCTGATTCTGCCGGTTTCTACAAACGTAGCCTTATTGAGTCTTGCGTGTGCGGAAAGCGTTCTGAAGTAAAAGTAGACGGTCGAGAACTTATATATTACCCATCCCTAAATGGTGAAGCAGGAAAAAGATATGTATTAGGAGTTGATCCAGCTTCTGAACAAGATAATTTTGCTATGGTATTATTAGAAGTTACAAAGAATTATAGAAAAATTGTTTATTGCTGGACTATTAATAGAAAAGAACAGAAGCAACGTGTAAAAGACGGAATTCTCGAAGATAATGATTTTTATTATTATTGCTCTTTAAAAATTAGAGAATTAATGTCTACGTTTAATATCGAAAGAATAGCACTTGATTCACAAGGCGGCGGTATTGGCGTCATAGAGGCTCTATCCCGTACCAGGGATGGAGAAAAACCAATTTATGAAGTTATAGATCCTAAAAAATTTAAAGAGTCTGACGCTATGCCTGGACTCCATATAGTCGAGATGATTAATTTTGCTAGTTCAGATTGGACTGGCGAAGCAAATCATGGCATGAGAAAAGACTTCGAGCATAAACAATTACTTTTTCCTGCTTTTGATTCTTTAAGTTTAGGGTTTGCGGAAGAGGTAGATAAGCAAAGTGCCCGTAGATACGATACTATGGAAGATTGTGTAGTAGAATTGGAAGAACTTAAAAACGAATTAGCCAGTATAATTATTGTAAAAACAGCAACTGGTCGAGAAAGATGGGATACTCCAGAAACAAAAGTCTCTGGCGTTCAAAAACGAAGAATGCGAAAAGATCGATATAGTGCTTTATTAATGGCTAACAATACCGCTAGAAATATGGAAGGGTTAAAGGCACCGGAAAGACAGTCTACTCTTGGTGGCTTTGCTGTTAAAATGAAAGATAAGGATGGCGGTCCAGATTTCATTGGTCCAGATTATTTAACCAACAAATACAAGAATTTGTACGATTAACTGTATAATCTAAATGTAATCCAATTAACTTTTATACAGGTAAAACTATGACAAAAAAGAAAAACCAATATTATTCAACTTGGGCAGAACGATCAGACTATGGCGATTATATAGATGATGTAGAGGGTGTTAGTATATCTAGGGCAGATCGTCAATTCTTAGATGTAGACACAAATGTATCAATAAGAAGCGAATTCCTTAGATCGGATTATGATTATTATCGTTCTGGGTCAGTTACACCCGATAAACCACAAGACATAATTAAGTTATGTATGAAAGCCTATAGTAGAGTTGGTATTGTTCGTAATGTTATTGATCTAATGGCTGATTTTGGATGTCAGGGTATTAAATTAGAACATCCTAATCCCACTATTCAAAGATTTTACAATAAGTGGTTTCAAAAGGTTCGTGGCGTAGATCGTTCCGAAAGATGGCTTAATCTATTTTATAGATGTGGAATTGTATTAGTTCATCCCGTATTTGGTAAATTACCAAAGTCCAAAGAAAAGGAATGGAAGAAGGCTCATGCTGATTTTACTGATGTAAAAACTCTAAAGCGTGATATACCAATCACTTACAACTTTATTAATCCATTATCTTTACGTCTTATCGGTGAAGAAGCTAGTAATTTTATTGGCAAACCTAGATATGCATTAAAACTAAGCTCATCTTTGAAGACCAGTATGGCTAGGATGCAAAAGATTGATCCGGATTTCTCAATACCTGAAGATATTCTTTCTGCTTTAAAATCTGGAAAAGGTGAATATGTATTTCCGGCCGAAAAATTAAAAGTATACCATTACAAAAAAGACGATTGGCAACCTTGGGCAGAACCGATGACGTATTGTATCTTTGATGATTTGGTTGCATATGAAAAAATGAGATTAGCAGATTTAGCAGCTTTAGATGGTGCTATTTCTAATATTAGACTATGGCGATTGGGTTTTATCGATACTACCAATCCAGCCAATAGTTTAATTCCGTCGCGATCTGTTATTAATAAGTTACGTAATATTTTACATAATAACGTTGGTGGCGGAACTATAGATTTAGTATGGGGTCCAGAATTAGATTTTAAAGAATCAAATAGTCAAGTATACAAATGGCTAGGCAGTGCAAAGTATGAATCTACACTAAATGCTATTTATGACGGTCTGGGTGTACCCCCTACATTACGAAGTGGATCAAAAGGTTCATCTGGAGGTAGTGCTAGTTTTATTGCCTTAAAAACGTTAATTAAGAGATTGCAATACGGACAGGGTGTATTAAAAGAGTTTTGGGATGAGCAGATTAAAATAGTTCAGCAGGCTATGGGTTTTGATAGTCCTGCCCAGGTTTCTTTTTCAAGAATGATTATGTCTGACGAGTCTACAGAATTGCAACTTTTAATTAATCTTGCAGATAGAGATCTTATTTCTAATGAATCATTAATGGAAAGATTTGATATGCTTCCAGATATAGAAAAACTAAGAATCAGTAGGGAATCTAGAAAACGTGGTAAAAGTTCTCCCGAAAAAGCAAGTCCATTCCATAATCCATTATGGGCCGCTAAACTTAAAGAACAACTTTTACTACAGGGTAGAATAGATCCTATTAATCTGGGTCTTAATTTTGATGTTAAACCCCCGGTTCCCGTTACTGGAACTCCTGGTAGACCAAATAATGTAGTAGAAACACAAAAACGAAAACCGAAGCCGGTAGGTAAACCACAGACTGCTAAATCTGAAAATTCAGAATTATCTAATGCTTATACTTGGGCTACTGAAACGTATAAAGATATATGTACTAGAATTTCTCCTGCCTTACTAAAGTCCTTTGGTAAAAAGAATTTTAGACAATTAACTAATGAGGAATCTACTCAGTCCGAATATATTAAATTTTCAGCTATGTTTGGTTTTGATATGTATGAAGATATTACTAATGAAAAAATATTTGAAAACATGAAAACAACTACGGTAACAGAAGAAGCTAAGAAAACATTTTCCTATTTAATTAAGGCTTTTGTTACTAAAAATAGTCGACAACCTACTGTAGATGAAGTCAGACAAATATATATAAATACATTTATTATAGAGAAATTTTTAGCATAAAAGTTACCTATTTAATACTTTTTATGTATAATATTATTAGAAATGAAAATATTTAATAAAGAAATACAAGATGGTCTAGAAGACCAAATTAAAGCTAATGCTTGTACAATAGCCTGTTCTGTTTATGCAGGATCGGTGACTGATCAAGAATTGGTTAAAATTTTAGCATCGGCTAATCCTAATCAACAAGATTTATTTTATATTGAAGCTATTTTAGCATCGGTCGGATGGAATGATAATGATGATGTATTTGATGCACAAGAAATTGTAAAAGCCAAAGACACACCAATTGATAAACAATTTAATTTCATGCATGATGAAAAAGATATCATTGGTCATATAACTTCTAGTAAAATAATTGCAGATAATAAGATCATATCAGATTTAAGTACGTTACCATCTAAGTTTGATATTGTAGTTGGATCTGTCATATATAAAAGATGGGAAGATCCAAAATTACAAGATAGAATGAACCAGTTAATTGCTCAAATAATTGACAACAAATGGTTTGTTTCTATGGAATGTCTATTTTCAGCATTTGATTATGCTTTAATAGATCCAGACGGTGGTTTTAAAACTATTGCCAGAAATGATCAAACTAGTTTTTTAACAAAACATCTACGAGCATATGGTGGTCGTGGTGTATATGAAGGATATAAAGTAGGTCGATTATTAAGAGAATTTACCTTTAGTGGTAAAGGATTAGTTGATAACCCTGCTAATAAACGTAGTATTATTTTTAATTTTAGTGACGTTTCTGATCAAGAAACAATATTTCAAGTTGTAGCGAATAGGGAGCTTAGTATGTCTTTTACAGAAGAACAATATCGTGATCTCGAAGCGAAGCTTGCTATTGCTGAAAAGGCTGCTAAAGACGTTGCCGATAAAGCCGTAGCAAAAGAAGTTCAAGATTACAAAAGTCAGATTGATCAATTAAGTAAGTTCAAATCTGACGCAGAAAAACAAATCAAAGAGTTATCAGATGAGTTATCGTTAGCAAAAGATGTTTCTGTAGCTAAGACTGAAGCCGCTGATACCTTAAGTAAGAAAATTTCAGATCTAGAGGTTACTTTGGCTGCTCATAAAGCCGATTTAGATAAAATTGAGCAGGAAAAAGTTAAGGCTAGTCGTGTTATCCTATTTTCTACTAAAGAAATTGATTCTGCTAAAGCTATTAATTTAGTTGAAAAGTGTGCAAATATGACACA